TGGAGTTTGAATCCGCCGGAGGAAAGAAGAAGGATGTCTACGAAAAGTACATGGCAACCGTAGAAGATAATCACATCACACCGATGCAAAAGAAAAACCCTGGGTACATGCCCAAATGCAAAGGCTGTGGGTCAATAGACCATACACTCGATGAGATGACGAGTGATATGATTTGCCTCACATGTGGAATGACTGACTATGTCCAGTGTCAAGAAGTGGGTTTCAAAGAGGAGCAAGAAATGGAACGCCACGTCGTCTATTCGTACCGGCGTGAAAATCACTTTAACGAATGGGTCAATCAATTCCAGGCGAAAGAGTACACGAGTGTACCACAAGAACTCATTGACCAATTGCAGCTCGAGGTGAAAAAGCAGAGAATTAAAGACAAGTCAGACCTGACGCACCGCAAGGTGCGCGAAATGCTAAAGAAGATTCACATGAATAAATACTACGAACACGCACCGTACATCACAACGATTCTCAACGGGGTGAAACCTCCAGCCATGCCTCAAGCCTTGGAAGACCGACTTCGACTCATGTTTGGGCAAATTCAAAAGCCTTTTGAGAAACATTGTCCTGAAAACCGTAAAAACTTTTTGAGCTACAGCTACGTCCTGTACAAGTTTTGTGAACTGCTCGGCGAGGATGAATACCTCCCATGCTTTCCGCTGCTCAAGTCGAAGGAAAAACTGTACAAACACGACATTATATGGAAGAAAATCACCGCTGACCTCGGGTGGCAATGGTTCGCTACATGCTGATTACCAGCCTATTCAGTCTTTGGGTCTTCCTTCACCGGGAACCACCAATCGATGACATCACACGCGCGGATCGCGAGGTAATAAAAAAAGGACATGACTCGATACGACATCTTACTCTCAGTATCCTTGACAACGGTCATAGTTGCGCGTTTCATCTCAGGCGTGAACATTTGACTTTAAAATGTTTGTATGTTTTAAATGCTTAGGTTTCTATTAACCGGAAAACCGACGGAAGCTAAACCACAAAAGAAGAAAGAGCCGACGAAGGTGTTCAAGAGTATCAAAAACTATCTCAAGAATGGATACTCGATAAGTCAAGCTCGTTATCTCGCGAACCGTTAACGTCTTCAACCTCGAGGTCACCACTGCCTGCATTTGGGAAGTTGATGAGCATACCTTCGGGAACCCCCATGAGACGCATGTACATGCGCGTCTGAACTCGGTGCTCATCCTTGAGCGCCTTGACAGACTTCAACTCTACTATAATTCTCGAATCAATAATGAGATCCGCGCGAATGTTTCCAATTGCATGTTCATCAAACATGATTGGAACGATTCGCTCCGTTTGATATGGAATATTCGACTTTCGCAGTCCCACCTCCATGGCGTTGTGGTATACGCGTTCCGAAAACCCAGGTCCGAGGGATTGCCAAACCCGGATCGCAATAGCACGTACACAGTCCTTCATTCTGAAGACTCTGCGGGGGGTGGGTTTAGGTTAATTGTTCGGTGTGTACCTGACGCGAATGATATTGTTTGTCCGTCCGACCATGGTATACGTACCAGGTGCGAGAGTCACTTCACTCTCATATGGCATATTTGACGGTGTATACGAGTTGTGCTTTATGGAAGGGTACCTCCCTCGGTTCAACATGAGCACGTAGCCATATTGTGTATTCCCTCTTCTTGACGGACCCTGTGACCATATGCTGGCGATATGCTTTTTTGTTGAGAATGACCAGAAAGTAGGAACGTGGTGACTTTTGTTCCGGCGGGTCGTAAAGTTTGTCAGCATAGCAACCGACTTGGGATCGCTGCGCGCCATACCTCTGTACAGAACGGGAACCGTCCGCGGGAACTTCTTGGCGTGACGCTTCATTGCTTCAAAGTGAGCACGAATTTTCAGGGTCTCTGCATTGTTGTACGGACCAGTATTCTTGGGTCTCAACGGACGTGTTCCGAGCATCTGATTCATCTTAGATGACCCACCGCCCCCCGTCCAGTATGAATATGCGCGCTTGACAGACCGCCCAAGAAGACGCCGCTTGATGGTACTGGCGGCCGTCTTGGGAGACATTGGCTTTTTCCGAGGCGTGTTCGCCATATTATATATGTAGAAAAATACACACAGTCCTTCATTCTGGTACTTCTACCGGCACAGGGTTTAGGTTAAAAATAGGCATACTCGACTTCTGAATGTTCTCGGAGCTCGAACGTTTGTAGAAACGCTTCTCGAAAAGGGGGCTTCCACGGTACACAACGGCAAACATCATGCCGTCAAACTTGGATGCATCGAGCGTCGCCTGGATCGATGCGATAATCTGTACCGGGAGAACATCACCAGGCTTGAGTTCAAAGATCCAATCGTTCTTGGCAGCATCAATCGTGTCCACAATCTCATCCTCTGGTGCTACGATACGTTTGAGCTGGTCCGTGAGTTCAGTCGTCACAAAACTCACAGGCACGACGGTCACGTCGGTCGGACCGCCATTGACACGAACACGGTCGATCCAATACTGCAGCATTCCTACTGTTTCTTTTAATGTTGGTTTTAAGTCCGTCCCGCCGCAGGTGGGAAGGCCGCTTCGCGGCGCTGTCCAATGGACAGTTATTTAATGTTGGATTTAGGTAGATGGAGACGACGTTGTACGTCGATTCCAGACAGAGGGATGTGACTCTGTATCCGTCAGGGAACACATACACGCTGTTTCTCCAGTCACCAGTCCATAACATCAGTCAGATTGATCTGATTTCCGCCAAAATCCCAAACACGATGTACAATCTCACAACGAATTCGAACGTACTGGTCGTCGGGACGTCCAACGTGGCTCTGAACCCTGGGTTTTACTCGACATGTTCACTCGTCGACACGTTCAACAACAGCGAACAGGTATCGAACGTCGCAATGAGTTACCTGGAGGCTGAAGGCAAATTCCTCTTCACTGGCAATTTGACATCGGTGACGACTTTGACTCAGGAAATTGCAGAAATTCTCGGTTTACCGCTCGGTACGACACCTTCGAGTCCGATTGCGAGCAATGCCGTCTACCAGGGGATTTACCCAACTGCAAATGCGTACGTCGTATCAAACAACATCGTGAGTCTCGAGACGAACGATTACATCTGGCTGGACATCGAAGAGTTTCGGACACCGTTCACGACCGATGCCCGGAAACTGATTCTGAATCCACAGGGTGTGTACACGACGACGAGCAACACGTCAGCACGTTCGTTTGCCATCATACCGATGGATGTTCCATCTGGTAGTATCAAAGCGTTCAAAGAGGAGACTGATTACCATGTGAATGTCACGTTCCCGTCACGACTCGATTCACTCGATCGACTTACAATCAGTTGGCTTGACCGAAACGGAAAACCACTGGACTTCCATGGACTCGATGTCAATTCATTCACGCTTCGACTTCATACGATACACGTACCGGATCAAGTCGAACGTCCTGTCAGTTTACCACCGCCCGTCCCGTTTGAAAAGGAGAATCAAAAGATTGTGTGGGGGGCGATGCTCGCGCTCGTTGTTGGTCTGATGTTGATTATTTTGGCTGGCAAGAAGAAATGAGATTTAAAGATCCTCGACTATAACTGACATACCCTTGATGCGACGCTGCTCAGCCTGAGTCGTCTGCCCTGGGACGCGCCAAACACCGGCGCGGCTCATCGCAAGAATGGTGAGGACGAGCAGCAGAATAAGAATAATGGTGGAGCGCTTCATTTGTTACTAAGGGGGTGAGAAATTTATACAAGTCTATTCGCGACTTGAGGTCGTCGCTGTGCGGGCGGTCTCATGAACGAGAACTTAAAACTTTGTCCGGACCCACGCCGCGTTCTTGAGCACGGTTCTCTGTGCCGTCGGCGACGTACGCTTGAGGTAACGCGCCAGAATCTGGAGGCGACGGAACACAGCCAACGGTGAGTTGCTCTTCATGGCAAAAGTCAGAGACTTGTACCGGTTCGGCGCGTTGGCGGACACGGTGTAGCCGTACAGCTTGCCGGGCGACAGGGGTGGAAGCGTGTACGGACCCTTGCCTGGAAGACCACGGTTGACGACACGAGCAGACTTGACGCGGACGGTGCCACCTGAAATGCGACGCGTGTAGGCACGGTGATTAGGGCTGGCTGGGACGCGGATCGTTCGTGGCTTGCGACGGAACGTGTACGCACGACGAAGGATGGTTGGCATTTATCAATGACACAGATAAAAAATGAAGGTTCATGTACTGTAAATGAAGTATGTCGTCGGTGATTTCGAGTCCACCGCTCAAAAGATTATACACTCGATAAGCTTCGCCCCTGTGAACGTCACCGAGAAAAAGACGTGGGTGTCACACGGACGTAACCAGAATCCAGAGTACCGCAAGAATCGGTCGGTGACACATGGTGAGCTACGAACCATCTTCATCAAAGAGGCGCTCGACGATCCACTCGTCGCCGAGAATGACCGCGTTCAAGCAAAGCTCGGTCGGACGATTATCCACGGACAAGAGGCGGTTGTTCTTCCGTTTCGCGACGCCATCTGTGAGTTTATGCACACGGTGTGGGAGCAAGGGGATGGCAACTGGCTCGCACACGCGATGGATAATGAGCTTGAAATTCTGCAAGTGACGGACGCACACTTCAAAACGGGTCTGTTCCCGAAGCCGCTTCGGGCGTTCCCGGACTGTTCGACGATTCCCGGATGGTCGAAGCTTGCCAAGGTGTGTTCACAGCACGTGCTCACGACGCGGTGCCCCGATTTTTTCAAACAGTACGAGGCGTGGATGACGATGAACGGGTGGACGCCGGCAAAGTTTTCGTCTCGTCTCGAGGATTTTGTTCGGTTTGTTCGGGACGATCGGGAGTATTCTCAGCAGCATATTGCTCCATGTGATGTGGTTGATCTGTGTGAGGTTCTTGCGGCTGCAAACCCATCTCTGGATGGAAAGTCGTATATGATTTCGACACCTGTGTATGCGTGGAGTGGTACCCAAACGAAAACAGTTTCAGCTTCGTCTCTGTAGAAACTCCAAAATCAAACAACTCAAAGTTGGACATGTCGACGTCGACAGTGGGGTA